GATTTTTAAAGCCATCGGCATAGAATTTACGAAACCGCTAAAGTGGTATAACTGGCTTACCCTTGCTTGGGTTGCCGTTTCCTTTATACTTCTAAGCATTGACACTGAAACCGCGCCTATATGGGCAGTATTCCTTGTAGTTGCGAATTTCGCCCTTTCAATAAAGGTTGCGGCGAAGACAATACCGGACATTAAAGACGACGAAAACAGTTAGACTATGGACACAAAGAAACGAATAATAGACCTTACGCTCGGCGAACTTATGGACGCGATAGACGAACGTATAGAAGCTGCGGCACAGAAGCCGGAAAAGCCTAAAACGGCGAAACGTTACGTGTACGGTTTGAAAGGGCTTGCAATTCTATTAGGGTGTTCCAAGACAACCGCAGCACGGTTGAAGGCTTCCGGGCGGATTGATGCAGCGATAACGCAAGTAGGCGCGCTACTGATTATTGACGCTGATTTAGCGTTAAAGCTGGCAGCAGGCAACAAAAAGAAATAACTTTTAAAACACAGCTATATGATTAAAAACATTTGGATTAACATTCCCGGCTTTTCTAAATATGAAATAAATAGGGAGAGCAGGCAGATACGAAGTTACTGCCGGGGAGTAGAACCGCGTATATTGAAACCATGCAATAACGCATTGATATTAAAGGCGGATAACGGGGAAAAATACACCGGAAGCCTTAAACGTTTCCTTTATTCGGCGGAAAAGAACATAGACCCGCGCGAAATTAGCCGAAAATACTGTATAGTTGAAACAACCAGCGGGCAGATAGAACTAATAGATCGTAACACATTTCAAGAACGGATTAGGGAGCGTTTGAGAAAGAGAACAAGCGTTTCCAATATACAAGAAGAATATTTGAACGCCATCCAATTTTGCGCGATTGTATTGCAGGCATACCGGACAGGTGATTTTTCAATGGTAATAACCGAGATTGAAAGCCGCAAGGCAAAAGTAACGGAATATATCATCCGGCACAGAATAGCGGTACAGCCGGAACGCGTACGGGAAGTTTGGGAAGCCGTCTTAGACGTAGCCCTAAACTGCATCATAGAGAAGCGCACCTACATAGTAAACCTTACGGGCTACCTGAACAGCATAGCACGCTCCTATGCAGCCCAAAAGAAGAAATTAGAGAAAATAACCGTAAGTCTTGACGCGGGATTTTATTCACTTCAAAAATATCAGTAATATGAGCAAAAAAGCAATCATCAAACGTCTAAGCCTTGTAAATTTCAAAGGCTTGCGCAACGTCGTTATAGACTTTAACGACACAGTTACAACCATAAGCGGACGGAACGGCACGGGAAAGACTACCATAATGGACGCTTTTACATGGCTTCTTTGGGGCAAAGACAGTGAAGGTAACGTAGATAGTAAGTTCGGAATTAAGACCAACGACGCAGAAGGTAACTTTATTCCCGACCTTGAACACGAGGTAGCCGGAACGTTGGAAATAATAGATACCGAAACGGGAAGTGTTGAAACCGTAGAACTCCGTCGCGTATTGGTTGAAGAATGGAAAACAGAGAAGGGAAAGACGGAAAGGAAGTTAAAGGGACATCATACCGACTACTTCTATAATGGAGTACCATTAAAAACAAAAGGCGAATACGACGAACGTATAAACGAAATTATACCCGAAGCTGTTTTCAAGATGATTACCAACCCCTACTATTTCCTTTCCCTTCATTGGACGGCACAACGCGAAATGCTTTTGCAGATAGCCGGGGGCGTAAGCTACGAAGACATAGCGAAGGGCGATACCGCCTTTGCCGCATTGATAGAACGGCTTAGCGGGAAAACGGTAGAAGACTATAAGCGCGAGATTTCAGCGCAAAAGGAGAAGATAACGAAGGAATTGGAAAAGATACCTACGCGTATTGACGAAATAACGCGTGCTACCCCGCTTACACCGGACTATGCCGCCCTTAACACCAAAAAGGAGCAACTTACAAAAGAATTGAACGACATAGACGAAGCCGCCGCATCAGCAGCAGAAGCCAACCGTATCGCCTATGAAGTTGCCGCTAAGGTACAAACCGCCATAAATGACAAACGTAGCAGCCAGCACGCATTAGTATTTAAGGCAAAGGAAACGGCAAGGAACGAAGCGTTCAAGAAGAACGAAACTTACAATAATGCCGACCGTAAGTTACAGCAGGTTATAAACGACGAACGCAGCGAAGCCAGCCGCTACCGTAGTGAATACGACCGTTTGACGAACGAGAAGAAACGGACGCAAAGCACAATAGAAGGCTACAAACAAATGCAGAACGAACTACGCGAAAGATGGTACAAAGTAAACGCCGAAGAATTTACCGCTACGGAAAGTCTTGTTTGCCCGTTGTTTAAGCACGCTTGCGCCGACCCGGTAGCATTAGCAAAATATAACACCGACCGGGAAGCCGCTCGCGAAAAATTCTATGCAGACCGGGAAGAACGCCTTAACAAGATTAACACGGACGGTCAGCGGTTAAACGAAATGATAACATCGCAGGAAGAAGAAGCCAACCGGATAGACAAAGCGTTAGCCGAATTGGAAACCAGCCACACTACCGCCGTAGCAAAGGCGAAAGAAGACCGCGAAGCGTTGCAAAAGGTTTTGAATGACAATCCCCGCGTAAATACCGAACCGGATATTAACGGAGAAGACCTCCCGGAATGGGTTGCGCTTGAAAAAGAAATAAAGGAACTTTCCGAACAGCTTCCAGCCTTCAACGCGGAAGACGCGGCAAGCAGAACAGAGATACGCCAACGGAAAGCCAACCTTACCGCCCGGCTTGATGAAGTAAAGCGTAAGCTAAACCTTCGCACCATTATAGAAGCCAACGAAAAGCGCATAGCCGAACTAAACGGGGAAGCCGCAAAATTGGCGCAGGAACGCGCCGAAATACAAGGCTGCGAAATAGTAATAGCCGACTTGATAAAAGCCCGTATGACGGAAGTGGAACGCCGCGTAAACGGATTGTTTAGCCGGGTTCAGTTCAAGATGTACAAAACGCTCGTAAACGGCGAAAAAGAACCGGATTGCATTTGCCTTATTGACGGGGTAAAATACGCGGATAAGAACCAAGCCGGGAAAGTTAATGCCGGGCTTGATATAATAAACACCCTTTGCACGTTCCACAACGTTAGCGCGCCTATTTTCGTGGATAACGCAGAAAGTATTAACGAGTTTATCCCGGTTGTTAGCCAGCTTGTAAAGTTGGTAGTAACTACCGAAGACTTCAAAGTAGAATAACATTATTATTAACTTTTTTAAATAACAACTTTATGAATACAGAAAAGAAAATCGCGTCTTACGAGGACGCTTGTAGAGTTTTGAACATTCAACCGATTAACGAAGAAGTATTTAACATTTTCCCGAAGGAAGACCAAAGAAGCATGTTAGCCTACCACAAGCTGACAGTAATAACCCGCGCACTTAATAACGGTTGGAAGCCGAATTGGGACGACCAAAACGAATGGAAGTATTACCCGCTATTCCGTTATGTAAATGCCGGGCTTTCGTACGCGCTTACGAATTGCACGGCTACGAATGCGAGTGCGTCTATCGGCTCTCGGCTTTGCTTTCCCACGTCCGCGCTCGCGAAATACGCAGCCGAACACTTTGCGGACTTGTATCGTGACTATTATTGCTTTGCTTCGGGAAACGGAGAAACGCAACAAGCGGAAAGCAGCCAAGAAGAACCCCAAAGCGACTTTTTGAAGACCACCACAGAAGTAATGCAAAAGCATTTAGTACCATTATGTAACGGAAGCAGTTCACGCGGTCTTATCGTAGTAGGTTGCGACACAGATACGAAAGATAAAAACGGCGAAGACAGTACCGGAGTAATGGTAGGTTTTTGCGGAAATTATGGAGCCATAATAAAGGGCTTGAAAGAACTTCTTACCGGAAAGCAGTCCGCGCCGATAGTAGAACGGGCAACCCGCGAAATAGCTTTTGAAAAGATGATTAAAGGCGGTGGAATAGAGAGCTTTTTAAAGGACATAATGAACAACAATTAACTAACGATAGTATGAATACCAACACTTTACCCGCTACCATATTGGCAGCAAAAGAAAAGTTTGAATTAGCCTGCAAGGACGCTTCGGCTTTGCAGATCGTAAGCAACTTCGGTGCGGCATTTACAGCCGTAAACGTAATAGCACTTCTTCGCGAAGCCATGACCGACGAAGTAATGGATAAGGTTTTCATGCCTTTGATGAACACGAAAATAGGATTTCTTACAGACCGAAACGGGCGTGCAAGAAGCGGCGGGCGCGCCCCGCTTCCGCTTTACACCCGCGACATAGTACGCGATTGCATCATAGACGCGGTTACTATCGGCTTGCTTCCGACCGGAAACCAGTTCAATATAATAGCCGAAAGGATGTACCCCACTAAGGAAGGTTATACTTCGCTTCTTCGCAAGCTGGGCGTAAAATACTTCATTGATACCTCATACGACAAGGGGCAAACGCAGAACTTCGCCGAAATACCTTGCAAAATAAACTATGAGTATAACGGAGAAAAAAACGGCTTTAGCATTATTGCAACCGTAAAGAAGGATGATTACAGCAGCCACGACCAACTGCGCGGAAAAGCCGAAAGAAAGGCTAAGAAAGCCCTATACGAGTACATTACGGGGTGCGACTTCGGCGATGCAGACGAACAAAGCAGCGTACCGATAGTGGATGCGGTAGCCGAAGAAATAAAAGAAGAAGCGAATGCCGCGCCTACTATTGGAGTTATCGACGGGCAACCCATACAAGCCCAGCAGGGACAAACGGCGCAAAGCGAGCCAGCTAACCCGCCGCAAGCACGGGAAGGTCGCGGAAGTAATAACGCTAAACCATTGTTCTAAATATGGAATTAACCGTATTAGGTTCAAGTTCAGAGGGTAACGCCTACGTTTTGCAAAACGCGGGCGAAGCCCTTCTACTTGAAGCTGGAATACCATTCAAGAAGGTATTAGCAGCGTTGGGCAACAACGTAAAGAAAATAGTAGGCTGCCTCATTACCCATGAACATGGCGACCATGCCGGGCGTATTAATGAGGTTTTAAACTACGTTGTTCCGGTTTACGCTTCCAAAGGCACGATAGAAGCCGCTAAGATTAATTCTTGCTGGCGACCGACCCACATAAGGATGGAAAACGGAAGTTACCAGCATTTACGGCTGGGCGGTTTTACTATCATTCCCTTTCCCACGAAGCACGACAGCCGCGAACCGTTGGGCTTCTACGTCTGGCATGAAGAAACGGGCGGCGTATTGTTCGCTACCGATACTTTCTATTTGCCTTGTACATTTGCCGGGTTGAACAACATATTAATTGAATGCAACTACGACCCGGATATATTGGAACGCAATGTAACAGAAGGTTATATACCGGAAGTATTGAAAGAACGAGTACGGAGAAGCCATTTAAGCTACTATACTTGTTTGGACGCGTTGAAGGCTAACGACCTAACACGGGTTAATAACATAGTATTGATACATATAAGCGAAGGGAACGGCGACGCGGTAGCCTTCCGGGACGGAATAGCAAAAGCCACCGGAAAAACGGTACACGTCGCAAAACCCGGACTACGGATTAGTTTCAACAAAACACCTTTTTAATTGCAAGCACTATGATTAAAGGGTTTTCAGAAGAAACGCAACCGCTGACAGAATACGAAAGGAAAGTAATACTTCCGATTATTCTTGAAGGCTTGAAAACCAAGATAGGCAAAGCCAACGCGGTAACGAATAAGTATATTATTTCCCGGTTACGTGACAGCTACAAGATAGACGCGGCACGGCTAAGGAAGATAATAAACCACATTCGTACAAACGACCTTCTACCGGGACTTATAGCAACTTCCGAAGGCTATTTCTTAGCTACGACCGAAAGCGAACTTTTGGAATACGAAGAAAGCCTGAAAGGACGTGAAGAAGCTATAAAAGCAGTACGGTTGAGTATCGCAAGGCAAAGGCGCATACTTTACGAAGACGCGCACAAGCCCAAGCAGGGAACATTATTTTAATATTTAAATTTTAGTGACATGAAAAAGATTTGTTTATACAGAAAAGAGAACGGGAACGAGAATTTACAAGGCAGATACGACAACGTAGAAGAAGCGCAAGACACCGTAAAGAAACTTACCGAAGACGAAGGGAACGGTAGTATTTTCGATTACTTCTACAAGGAAGAAGACTACGAGGAAATAACCGACCGGGTAAAGACCTACGAAGACGCATGTAAGGTATTAGGCGTAGAACCGATAAACGAACAAAACGCGAAGGCGCAAGGCTTCAGATCGGACGAAATAGCACGCCGCAAATTGGAAACTATTGCCGCAGCACTTAACGAAGGCTGGAAACCGGATTGGAACAATACCGACCAATACAAATACTACCCTTACTTCTATATACAAGAAAACGCGAAAGGCAAAGGTTCTGCCGGGCTTTCGTGCGCGAATACGGCTTACGCGGCTACGACTTCGCATGCGGCGATCGGCTCTCGGCTTTGCTTCTACGCTTCACGTTTGGCACGGTACGCGGGCAACCAATTTACAGACTTATACGAACAAATTTTAATTGAGAAGCTATGACAAAGCAGGAATTAGTGAACTCGGTAGCGGAACAGACCGGATTAAACAGCTATCAAGTAAAGGAAGTATTAGAACGTACATTTGATGTTATTCGGGACGAAGTGACGGGCGGCGATACGGTAACTATTCGCGGATTCGGTACTTTCCAAACGAAGCAACGCAAGGCGAAACCAGCCCGGAACATAAATACGGGCGAAACCCTATTAGTTCCAGCCCGTAAGGTTGTTGTTTTCAAACCCTCAAAAGACTTTAACGCGGATAGGATATGAAACAGAACGAAAAAATACAGACCCGGAAAGACGAAGTACGCTTCAAAACTTCGGACATACGCCGGATAATAGGAAAATACTTAGCGACAAATGTTTTGCGCACATGGAACGAGGACTTTGTGGACGATGATACGGGAGAGGTTGTAACTATTGAGCGCAACGAAATTCTGTTTGAGCGCGGGAAATATATAGATAACGATTTGGCGACCGAGATAAATTTCTATCTGCAAAGCGAAGACGTTAAAGAAGTGGAAGTAAGCAACCAACGAAGACTCGCTTACGAAAACAAGCGAACCAGCCTTTACCCGTTCAAGATTTCCGCTACCATTGGCGGTAAGCGGCATAACTTCATATTGCAGGCGCAAAACATAATAAAAGCCTATGAGGTTGCGACCGACTATATAGAATTGAATTTTACCCAGCCGTTCGACATAGTGGGCATAAAGTTGATGGATAGGATTATAATTCTTAACGACCGCCTGCGGAAACACGTTGAAGCGCAGGAAGGCGCAAACGAAGAAGGCGAAGAAAGCAACGACGGGGAAGATCAGCGCAACGATACGAAGTATTACAAGGTTGAAGCCGACGTAGTAATACAATCGGAAGACGAAGAAGAACCGAATAAGCAGAACTACGATTTTGTTGTAAAAACACGCGACGTGGATACGGCTAAGGTCGTTATTACCGCATGGATAAACAGCAAGATAAAAGAGCGTATAGAAAAAGAAAACGAAGAATGTAAGGTAGTGGATATTTCCATACTTGCGGCTTCGCCTTTCGCTTGCAACGCGATTGTAGAAAAAGCCTTTTGTTTGGCATACAAAGAACAAGAAGAAAGTTATTAACTAACCGGGGCGCGCCTTCGGGCGTGTCCCTAAAATATACCTATCATGGGCGATAAAAATTCATTCGTATTATATATGGATTTGCTTTCAGTGCTTGATGAACTTGACGACGAAGAAACGGCTATGTTGTTCCGCGCGATTAGAGCCTATAACCAATTAGAGAGCGAAAACGAAGCTATACGGACGAAGGCTGAGGAAGATTTGGAAGCAATGACGGCGAACAAAACCGTTAGGATAGCATTTGCACCCATCCGAAAACGTCTTGAAGCTGATAACAAGCGTTACGCGGAAACAGTGCAGTTGAATAAAGCTAACGGCAAATTAGGGGGCGCGCCTAAAGGTAATCAGAACGCACGAAAGAAGAAAAAGAATACGGAAACCGAGGAAACAAGCCAAAACAACCCAAACAACCGAGCGGTTGATTTTTCAACCGAAACAACCGAAGGGTTGAAAAAACAAGCGAAAACAACCGAAAACAACATTGATATGATATGTAATGATATGATTTAATAATTATCTTTCTCTTCTTCTTAATGGTGTGCGCGAGAGAAAAACGCAAAGGGGAAATGAAGCGATTTAAAGCGCGTCCGTATTACCGACTACTAAACACACGCAGAAGCTAATTAATTTCAATGTCGGGCAAATGAACAGGCAATGCGGCGGTTTTATACGCCTATTTCTCACCGCCTACTCTTTTTCAAAATTGGAAGTTTCGGTGAAGTGTTTGCTTCCTATTTCTTAATCCGTATTACCTTAATACGCTACCTTTGCTTCGGTTTAACAAAATAGTTTATGAACGAATTACAAGAACAAATCTTAGCACTACTTGTGGCAAAGTTCCAAGGCGTGCGCAAAGACGGGTTACAGCATTTGGCAGCCGCTATCGGCTTACAAGTCGCTACCATAGAAGAAGCTAACGGAGTTGTAGATAAACTTACCGCCGACAAAGTTAGCCAGTACGTAACAGATTGGCGTAAGGTTGCAGACGCGGAAATAAGCAAAGCGAACCAAACCTACGAAAACGGACTGAAAGAAAAGTACGATTTTGTGGAAAAGGGAAAGCAAACACCGCCGACACCACCCACGCCACCAGCAGGCGGAGCGATAACGCTTGACGCGATCAGCAAACTTATTGATGAAAAACTTTCGGGCGTGCAAAGTAGCATTACCGAGATTAACGCAAATAAGGCGGCTGCTTCGCGACGTGAACTATTTGTAGCGGAATTGGACAACGCGAAGATTGAGGGAAAGACCCGCGACGTGATGTTAAAGAACTTCGACCGGGCTAACACCTTTGCGAGCGACGAAGATTTCAACAGCTACTTGACCGAAGCGAAAGGCGACATCGCAGCCTTAGCGCAAGAACGCGCAGACGCAGGACTGCAAGGACACGATAAGCCGATTTTTGGAGCCGTGAACAAAGAAGGCGTAAGCAGTGGCGTAGCAGACTACATCAAAGCGCAAACCGAGAGTAAGACAGCCTTAACGGGCAAAGAAGTTTAACCGTAAATTCATTCTTTACAATGGGATTGAAGATAGACAGAAAGCAGGACAAACGTGTAGTACACGCTTGTACGCACATGCTGGCGGACATTCCTAACGGCGTTACCGTTTGCTCTTCCGAATTGGTTGCGGGCGGTATTTTGCAGGAAGGGACGGCATTAGGCGGCAAAGACGCTGCCGGGCTTTACCACGTAGTAAAGACCGCAAGGCTTACCGAAGACGCTACCGCCACTACAAAAGCCTACAAGGTGGCGAAAGGACATCATTTCAAAGTAGGCGATTTTATCATGTTGAAGGTAGGCGCAAAGGCTTACAAGATTACATCTATCAACACGTCGGAAACGCTTTACGACACCATCAACGTAGGCACTACTTTAGGAGAAGCCGCCACAGCAGGCGCAGCCCTTGTACTTGCCGCCGCTGAAAGCGCGGACACTACAAGCGCGTTCAAGTACGTGCCTAAAGCCATGACGGGCGACAGCTACGACGTGGAAGCCCTTAATAACCACTTTGTAACAGCGGTTACTATCGGGCAGTTCAAAGAGAGTGTTATCCCGGCAGTAAGCGACGACATTAAAGCCGCTTTACCCGGTATCAGTTTAATTTAATTGGGCTCTAAGTTATGATTAAGACTTTAATGCGCGGTCTTGTAGAGAAAGATATGCAAGCCGTGATTAATACTTACGATTTGAAGCCCTACTACTATCCTACGCTTTTCCCGTTGAAGGAAACTTATACCTTGACATGGAAGGCTTTGGAAGCGCAGGTAGGGCTTAAAATAGCCGCCGACTTGGTGGCACGCGGGGCGACAATTGACAAAAAGACCCGCGATGCGATTGCACGTTTGCAGGGGGACATCCCGAAAATTGCCGTAAAGCGTACCAAGAACGAAGACGAACTTACGGACTACGAAGTAATGTTAGCCATGACTTCGCAGAACCCCGACCTTCGCGCATTGGTTGAAGCATGGGCAGAAGACACTAATTTCTGCTGGACGGCAGTAGCCGCCCGTTTGGAATGGATGGCTTTGCAGGAAATCTCTTTGGGTAAGATTACACTTACCAACGAAAACAACGGTTCAGTAATCAGCGAATACGATGTAGATTACCAAATCCCAGCCGAAAGAAAGTTAGGCTTCCAAACCGGCTCGGCTTCTTGGGCTACTTCCGCTTCCGCGAAACCTATATCTAAGGACTTCAAGAACGTTGTAAAGGCAGCGAAGAAAGAGGGCGTATCTTTGAAATTCGCGTTTATGTCCCTTGACACGTTCGCGACTTTCGCGGAAACCGCAGAAGTACAGAAAATCTGCGCTTCTTTCGCCGTGAACGCCTTGAACCTCCAGCAAACGCCAAGCCTTGAACAAGTAAACAGCGCAATGAAAACGCTTCCCTACTTGAAGGGCTTGCAACTTGTTGTGATTGACCAAGATATTACCGTAGAACTTCCCAACGGTGACAGATACACCGGAAACCCGTTTACCGAGAACGTGGTACTGTTCACAGAAAGCAAAGTATTGGGACAAACTTACTGGAAGAAGCCCGCAGACATGAACGTAAAAGGTTCAGTAGCGATTAAGGCTTTGAACGGTCACACCCTTATAAAGAAGTTCGCTAACGAAGAACCTTTGGAAGAGGTTACTATGGGTATCGCAAACGCTTTCCCGGCGTGGCTTTCTTCTTCTCGTTCTTGGTTGATGGCTACCGACAGCAACACATGGAATCACTAACCGATACCGGAAAGGCTTAGCGGTCTTTCCGGTTAATAACTTAGCTTATGACGTACAAAGAATGGTTTACCCGGACTACGGCGCGTTTCGACATTGAAAGCGCGGACGTGGAGCTAATTTTAGCCAACCAGCAGAATACAATCCCCAACCCGGAAGAAGCGGTAGATGTAGTAACCGCCAAACGTGCGCTTTGCGCCGAATTTGGGACTATCATACCACTTGCCAACGTCAGCGAAGGGGGGTATTCCGTAAGTTGGAACTGGGAAGCTATAAAGTTTTGGTATAACCAGACTTGCGGCGAATTGGGCATAACCCCGGTTACTACGCCGAAGGTCAGAAACAGAAGTAACAGATGGTAACGGACGTAGCAAGCAGACAATACCCGCATTACCTATACAAGCGTACAAGCAACGGCGAAGCCGTGCAGGACGCTAACGGTAGTTGGCAGGCTTCCGGCGCGGAATGGACGCTACACAGCGTTTGCCGCGAGGAAACCAACGGGAAGGGTACGCAGATACAAGCCGCGAACGGGAAGTTTGTTACGTTCGCTTCGCTAATACAGATACCTAAAGGCGTGCAGCGCATACCCGAAGGCATGGAAATAGCGGTAGCGGATGAGCCGTTAGAGCCTTCACAGTTGCTTAACCAAGAAACAATGGAAGAAGCTAAGATTTCGGGAATAATTAGGATTTCCGGCGTGTGCTTGAAATTCGATAAAGGGCGTTTGCATTGCAGGCTATGGGTTTAGAAGCGAAATTCACGGGAGATATAGACGGCATGTTTAAAGCCTTCCTTCTTGAAGTGGAAAGGCAGATAATAGAAAGCCTTTGCCGTATAGGGGAAGAAGCCGTAAGCATGGCGAAGACCATACCGCCGGAACGCGGTTTTACAGACCGTACCGGAAACTTACGGTCTTCAATTGGCTACGTAGTCTTCAAAGACGGCAAGCCCGTTAATATCGCCTTTGAAGCGGTAAAGGGCGGTCACGTCGGAGTACACGAAGGACAACGTTTAGCCCAGCAGATCGGCGAAAACTATACCGACGGTTATACGCTGGTTGTAGTAGCCGGAATGAACTACGCCGTTCACGTGGAAAGCAAAGGGCGCGATGTTCTTACTTCCGCCGAGAAACAAGCCGAAAAAGCCATAGCTAAGGAACTTGCAGATTTAGTTACTAACATTAAAGACGCGTTCAAATGAAACATTGCAGCAGCATAGATACGGACGACATTCTTTTTAAGATTGTTTCGGAAGCGGTCACTTCCGGCAAAGTTGTTATAAACGGCGGCGTTTTCACACAAGGCGAAAGACCGGACGACAGCGAAGCCGAAGACATCGTGATAAACACCATTACGGTAACGCACGACAAACCGCAAACGGGTACTTCCAACGTGAATATTTACGCGAAGGATTTGAAGCTGCGGATTAAGGGTAAAGAACAGCGCAAGGCAGATAGGGAACGCTTGCGAACCATCGGCGACGCGCTTGTAGCCTATTTGGACGCGCAAAACATTGCAGACCTCGAATATTGGATAGAGAGCGACATCGTAATAAAAGAGCTTGAAGTAAACCAGCATTACCGGAACATTAGAATAAGTTGGAATATTCATTAAATTTTTATCAGTATGGCAACATTAGTAACATTGGGTCTTTCCAAGATTTTGGGTAAGGTGGGAGAACCTACGGCTTTGAACTTTACCGAAACGGGCTATACGGCATTCGGACTTACCTACGAAGATACCTGCAAAATGTCGCAGGAAGACCCGGAAGTAACCGAGTTCTACGCAGAGGAAGAAGACGACCCGGTAGAAACCGTAGAGAAGCAGGGCAAAATAACCTTTTCCTTCTCAATCATGAACCCCGACCTTCCCGTACTTAAACGGCTTTTCGGGGGCGAAATAGCTTCCGACGTTTGGAGTTATCCCGATGCGGTAAACACCGTAGAGGAATCTATTATCATCCTTCCGAAGAAAGGTTTGAAGTTCCAAGTTCCACGTATGAAACTTGTAGCCAAAATTAACGGCGAGTTCAGCAAAAAGGGCTTGCTTCTTATTGAGGTTACGGGAACTGTTATGAAACCCACTACTTCGGGGTTAAAGAAAATGGCAGTAGGCAAAGTTTCAGCTTCTACGGCTTCCGTTTCTTCTTAATACCGGATTGATAACATCATTTTCATTAACCGGAAGCCCCGTTTACTTTGTTTTCGGGGCTTCTTTTATATTCAGACAATGGACTACAACGATAAGTTAGAAGCCTTAGAACGCGAACAAAGCGAATTAAGGCAGATGATAGGCGAAGGCATAACGTTTGACGTTGAAGTAACCTATACCCGCCGGAAGCCCGGCTTATTGGGCTTCTTCCGTAAACGCGAAAAGATTACCGAAAAGAAAGTATTCCGGGTTCAAGAGCCTACGCTGGCAACGCTTGACCGACTTAGCGCGCTTTGGCTGCAAATGTCGATAGACGAAACCAAATTGGGCGACGAAGACTATTTCAAGACCGCAAAGAAAATGGCAGCGCAGGAAGCCCGGAAACTTGCGCAGGTAGTAGCGGTTGCAGTATTGGGCGAAGACTATTACGACGTAACGGACAAAGGTGGCTATTTGGTACGCAAGCCCAATGAAACCCGCTTAGCCCGGCTTACTTCCCTTTTCCTTCATACCGTAACGCCTTCCCAACTTCTTACGCTCGCGATATTGATTACCAACGTAAGCAATTTAGGGGATTTTATAAACTCTATAAGATTGATGAGCGCAACGCGCACAAGCGACCCGACACAACTTATAGAGCAACCGGGCTAAAAAGCCCACACGGTCGCCGGGGGTCGGTTTGCGCGCACTTCGGCTGGACGTTGGATTACCTTCTACACGGGATTTCGTGGGGAACGGTTCAGAGAATGATAGTAGATGCACCGGGAGCAGAGGAAGAAGACACGAAACCGGGAACGACGGAAGTAGTGCTTACCGAAGAAAACGCGGGCGAAGTATTGGACTTAATAAATAAACTTAACCGATAATGAACATACAAGGTGGCGGTTTGTCCTTTGAGATTTCGGGAAGCAACGATAAGTTGTTATCGGTACTTAACGAAAGCAAGAAGGCAATACAGAATTTTAGTACGGCGGCAATTTCCGGCGGCAAAGGCATAGATAGAGCCTTTGAGAATGCAGCCGCCGCTATTGAAAAAGGCTTTGCAGATATTGACCGGATTGTAGATACGAACAAGGCTTCATTAGCTAAGTTGCAGGAAGAATACAAACGGTTAAGTTCAGAAGCTGCAAAGGCTTTCAGCGAAGCGCGGGATGCGGACTACCGACGTTACACGGAAGCCGCAAAAAACATACAATCGGAAATAACCCTACGCGAAAAACTGATTAACGAAGCGCAGGCTTCCGCCGACCAGCTTCTGCAAGAAGAAAAGGCATTGAAGAAGCAAAAGGAAGCAGCCGAGAAGAACGTGAGCACACAGATTTCACTACGAACCCAGCTACGCAACGTTCGCGAAGAACTTGCACTTTTGGAAGCCAACGGACAACGCGGAACGGAAGCCTTCAAGAAGTTGCAGCAGGAAGCCGGACGGCTTACCGATGCGATAGGTGACGCTACGACACAAGCGCGTATATTCTCCCATGACAACCGGGGATTGCAGGGTATGATTTCCGGGCTTAGCGGCGTAGTAGGCGCGTTCAGTGCGGCACAAGGCGCGGTAGCGTTGTTCGCCGGAGAAAACGAAAATTTGCAGAAAGTAATGCTAAAGGTTCAAAGCCTTATGAGCATTACGATAGGTTTGCAGCAAGTAGCGAACACTATAAACAAGGATAGTGCCTTTATGCTTACGACCGTAGCGAAAGCAAAGGAACTGTTAGCGGCGGCAACCAACAAGCTAACCATAGCTTTAGGAGGTTCAACCATTGCTGCAAAAGCGTTGATGGCTACGCTAACTTTGGGGCTTTCCGTCGCTATTACCGTAATTATAGCGGCACTTTCTAAACTTCAAAGCAAGCAGGCGGAAGCCAAGAAAGCACAAGAAGAATTTAACAAGAAGGTATCGGAAGCAGCCGGGAAACCCGTAGCGGCTTACCGGGCATTGCAAACGGAATGGATTAGCCTTAGCGGATCACTGAAAGAACGCGAAAAATGGGTACAGAACAATGCCGACAAATTCAAAGAATTAGGCTTTTCAGTCCGTGACGCGAAGGAAGCCGAAGAATTATTAGTTAGTAACAGTTCTAAATTTGTTGAAGCGATGATGTTGCGGGCTAAAGCCACCGCTACAAGCGAACTTGCGATAGAAAAGTATAAGGCTGTAATAGAAGCGCAAAACAAGCTGGATGCAACCCCTAAAGCATACGTTTCTAAAAAAGGCACATATACGGACGGGTACGGGGTAAAACGGAAAGGTACGGTATTGGAGAAAAGCGACACATGGAAAGAAGCCGAAGAAACATTAGAGAAAGCCGAAGCCGAATATAACAAACTTATCAACCTGCAAGTAAACTTTACCCAGCAGGAAAAGCAGATATTAGCGCAGATAGGCAACCAAGCCGGGCAAATTATAGCCGGAAGCGTGGAAGCAGCCGAAAAGGAGTTGGCACGGTTGCAGGAACTATACAAGAAGGCTGGTTCTGACAAAGAACGTGCCAGCTTGAAAAAACAGATAGAAGCACAGCAGAAGGAAGTAAACCGGATAAGCCTTACGAGTAAGAAAGAAAAAGACCCGTATTTAGAAATGCTGACGAAGCGAAAAGAAAAGTATGCGGATTATTTAAAATGGGTCACAAGCAAAGACGAAACGTTGAGAAAGGCAGCAAACACCGAGTTTGCCACATTGTTGAAGGAAGGTACAAGCTACCTCGATTATCTGGAAAAGAAACGCGCGGATATTCAGGCGAAAGCAACCAAGACAACAACCGACCTAAAGAACCTTAGCACGCTTAACAACGAAATAGCCAAGACCACGAAGGAAGCGGTTATTTCGGACTTTGACAAAAAGCTGCAAGAAGAATTAGCGGCATGTCAAACAATAGGCGCACGTTTAGACCTGCTGGAACAACGAAGGAAGGAACTTAGCGGCGATAATTCCGACGTGGATAACGCCAAGAAGGATATTATAGACGACGCCAAAAAAGACACCGTAAAACAAGCTAAGGAAGAAACCAAACAGTTGCTAAGGGAATACGCCGGGTATTTGTCCGATAAACTGGATTTTGAAGAAAGCTACGCATGGAAGAAACAAGCGATTACGGATAAGTTAGCCAAAGCCACTACCAGCAAGGACAAACAAGTAGCCGAAGCCGCTTTAGCCGCATTGGAAAAGAAACGGGCGGAGTATTCAAAGCTGACCGGAAACGAGCAATACGACCAGCTTTTGCAGCAATACAAGACGTACCAGCAGCAACAGACCGAAATAATGAAGACGTACGCGGCGCAACGTGTTGAAGCCGAAAAACAGGGCAATATAGCGATGATAGCGCAAATAAACGCGAAGGAACAAGCCGAGTTAAGCAAACTTGCAGCTTCCCGCCTTATGGCTTCCGATAGCTGGAACCAGCTTTTCAGCGACCTAAGCACACTTACGACCAACACGATAAACAAGCTGATTACAGACATAAACAGCAAGAAGGTATCACTTTCCGCACAGTTCAACCCGGCAGACTTGAAAGCCATTAACGACCAGTTGGAGAAAGCGAAGGACGAATTACACGAACGTAACCCCTTCCTCGCTTTGAAGGACAGCTTAGCGGAATTGCGTGCCGCCATGAAAGCCGACAAACTATTAGAAAGTGACGACCCGTTTGTTAAGAGTTTGGAAGAAAGGAAAAAGCAGTACCAAGCCTATACGGACACCATAAACAGCGGCGACGAAATATTAGCAGGCGCGGCAAAAGAAGCGTTCGCGGAACTTCTTAGCGAAGGTTCTTCCTATGTTGATTACCTGCGCCGGAAGATAGCCGAACTCAACAAACAGAAAGCTACAATAAAGCTGACCGTAGAAGGCGAAGAACAGTTAGCCGTGCTTAACGCCGCATTGTCAAAGGAAGAAGGCACGACGAAAAGCGTTTCAGCAGCTTTTAAGGAATCCTTTAAAAGCATAGGAAGCAGCATAGACCTTGTTTCCGGGGCATTTGACAGCGTTATAAGCGGAATAAAGAAAATGGGTGTTTCAATGGACGAAGAAACGGACGCTATTTTAGGGGACATCGGCGGAATGCTTGAAGGTGCAGGACAGTTCGCCGCAGGTTACGCAAGCATGAACCCGGTACAAATGGTTTCCGGTGCGGTAGGCTTCCTTTCTTCCGCCTTCGACCTATTCAACACCCGCGACCGGAAAGCCGAGAAGTCCATAAAGAAACACCAAGAAGCCGTTACCAAATTAGGCTATGCCTATAACGCATTGGAACACGCCGTAGATAGTGCTTTGGGCGAAACCGTTTATCAGAACCAAAATGCCATGATACAGAACCTGCGCGCCCAGCAGAACGAGATACAAGGCATGATAAACGATGAAATCAGCAAGAAGAAAACCGATTGGGGCAGAGTGGACGAATTTAGGGAGCAATACGCCGAAGCCGGAAGGCAGATAGAAGACCTAATAAAAGAGATTACCGAGAGCATTACGCAAACTTCGGCTACGGAATTGGCGGACGAATTGGCAAACGCGCTGGTAGAAGCCTTTGAAGGTGGGGAAAACGCGGCTAAGGCTTTCGGAGAAGTAGCAAACGACGTGATAAAAAACGCCGTTGTAAACGCCTTAAAATTACAGTTCTTAGAACAACCCTTACAGAAGGCTATAAAGCAGCTTCAAAAAGACATGGGGTTTGATGAAGAAGGAAACGGTTCTTTTAACGGATTGACGGAAACGGAACAGGCGCGTTTCAAACAAGCCATACAAGCAGCCGGGGCGAACTTTGCCGCTGCTATGGATATGTACAAAGACCTATTTGAACAGTTGGACGAAGACGACCCCAGCACGTTAAGCGGTGCAATAAAGGGCGCAAGCCAAGAAAGTATAGACCTTTTGGCTGGGCAAACGAACGCGGTACGGGTAAACCAAGTAACATCGCTCCAACTTTTGCGGCAACAGCTTACGCACCTTGCGAACATGGACACCACGTTAGGCGTGATAAGCGGGCGGCTGCTTACCATAATAAACAAGATTACCAACACCCCTACGGATGATTTACGTTCGCAGGGCATAACCGATTAACAACGGAATATGAGTTTTGAAGAATTGAAAAGGGCTTTAGCCGCCGAAGCGCAGGCTAAGGGCATTTGCTCGGAATGGTATAGCTTCATTCTTCGGGCGACATCAAAAGAAAGGCTTCTGACGCTTTTTGTGAAAGGGCTTGATTTTGTTTTTGACAACGATTTCCCCAGCGCGGAACTGCGTGCGGAGTTCAAAGGCTTGCATGAACATTACGGCGTGTTCATCGACGAACCTTTCAGCGTTGCAGACATGCGCCGTATTGTAGCTTTCGGGACATCGGAAGGCAAAGCCCGGTTTTCGGGGTTCTGCGCGGCGCAAGTATGGGCGCGGGATGATACAAAGCTGGTTGTAGAGGTTGAAGATAACGCCTTTGTCTGCATTGACATAACCAGCCGGACAAAAGTGGAGATAACAGCAAGCGGGACGGCAAAGGTTACTGTCTTCCAACACGGCGGGGAGTGCATTAACCGGGCTTCCGGCAACGCGAATATAAAAGTAATTGATAAACGTTAGCAGTTATGGCATTAGAACAGAATTTAATTTTAGACTTACCTTTCGACGAAGCGAACGGTTCTACCGTTGCATACGACTTTGCGCAGAACCGCCACGACGCAACCGTAGTAGATTGCAGTTTTGTAGCAGGTAAGCAGGGAAACTGCATAAATTTTGACGGCGAAGGATATGCAGACGTAAACTATAACGTTGTACCCCTATCCGGCAGTTTTACCATATTGGCATGGGTAAAAGCCAATAAATACCCGGACGGCTATACGGGCAAAAGAATAGGGTTGTTCTGCAATACCGACCAAGTGGAAGGCTACCGCGCCTTTTGGATAGACGTAGAACCGGATAGCTGGGGCTTCTTCGCTATAAAGAAGTCCGGTAACAGAGTTTTGGTTTATTTAGACACGCAGTTAATAGAAACGATTGTACTGCCTTCCACGCTTACCGGGATAGCGTTAATACAAGACATTTACGGCATAGGTTACGGTTACGCCGATTTAGACAGCGTGAAGGTGTATAACGTCGTATTGAGCGACGCGGAAATAGGCGAAGAACTTAACTCCGTTGCACAGCTTGAATATTATTTGGATGGTAAGAACTTCCGCGATTTCGGAATACGCGTAGAAAGTTCTACGGGCGTTCTTGACCTTCCCAAACTGAAAACCCCGGCTTCCGTTGATTGGGCGGACTATCACGGGAAAGTTATAGACCTTACCGAAAAGCGATACCAAGAACGCGAAATAACGCTTAATTGCTGGCTAAAGGCTTCCGGCAAAATGGATTTTGTAGAACGGGTTAATACCTTGTATGACCGTTTCCGGCAGGACGGCACACAGCGTCTTATGATTTCCATACACCCAACTAAACCGCTTGTTTACGAGGTTTACTGCGAAGACGGGGTAGCCCCTTCCAAACGCTGGCACGATGATAAAATGATAGGTACTTTCTCCCTGAAGCTGAAAGAACCCGACCCGGTTAAGCGTGTCGTAAGACACCAGCGATTAAACAGCGGTTCGGCTTCGGTAAGCGTAGCTTTCAAATCGGATAAGATGGTTAATATCTATTGGGGCGATGGTACGGTAGATACAGACGTTTACGGGGATTGCACCGGAAAGAACGCCATTAGCCACACCTACACGGATAACGGAATTTATTACATAATTGTAGCCGGGGTAATTGAAGACATAACGGACTTTGAAACTAACGGTATTGTAGTATGGAACAGATTATAATAAACCATGCCGACGGAAGCAAAACACCGTTATTCAGCAGGAAGAATATAAGCGCAGTAAGCAAGGCGACGCAAAAAATCGCCTTGCTTTCCGAGGACGTGGTAAGTATTACCATAACCACCGCTACGCCTTTGGATTTGATGATAGGCGATACCACGCTGATATACGGCAAGAAGTACAAACTTAACCAGCTTCCGCAAATAACCAAGAACGGCGAAAGGAACTATACCTACGAACTGACCTTAGAAGGGGCGCAATACGACCTTATAGATGTTCAGTACCATTTGCCCGAAGATTGCTACGGCGATACGTTCTACTCGGATTTGGGCGGGCATTTGGAAGTATTGATGTGGAACATAAGCCGCGTATATCCGGGGCTTTGGAAGCTGGGGAACTATCCCAAAGATACGGAGTACACAAACTTTACAGCCACCGAAAAGAATTGTTTGGCGGCATTGCAGGAACACTGTACCAACTACGGCGTAGAATTTGAGATAACCAGCGACGGGAAGACCAATACGCTCAACATAAAAGCCAAAGCGGGAATAACGCATACTTTCACGTTGAAGTACGGGCGCGGGCGTGGTCTGTACCAGCTTAGCCGTACCAACGTGAACAATGCCGGGATAACAAACCGCCTTTTCATTTACGGCGGAACGGAGAATTTAGGCAAGAACTACGGGCATACAAAGCTATGCCTTCCCGGAACTACGCGCCTTACTTCCTATTTGGAAGATGCGGAATCAATAGCCGCCTACGGGATAAAGGAAAACGAGAAGAACTATACCAACATCAAACCGGGACGTATAGGCACGGTTACGGCATTGGGTACGGATAAGATTACCTTCATCGACAATACGATGTTTGACCTTAACGCGAAAGAAGCGGACGGGAAAACAACGAAGTATCTGATAGAAGGAACGAACGCAAAGATTAAGTTTGAAAGCGGGCAACTTGCAGGCTACGAGTTTGACCTGCACAGCTACGAGCATGGAACGCATAAGTTTGTAATAAACAAGTTCCAAGACGAAAACGGTACGGTATTCCCTTCCGAAACTTCCGGCGCGTTTCAGATAAGCGTAGGCGACAAATACAGCATTTTAGATATTCAGTTACCGCAGGAATACATAACGGAAGCCGAAAAGGATTTGAAGGAAGCCGGGACAAAGGATTTTGAAACCATGACACAGCCGCAAGTAAGTTACAAACTTGCACTAACCGAAGGCTTCTTTATTTCGCTTTGGGGCAAAGAAGTGGAAACCGAAATCCTGCACGTAGGCGATTTCATACCGATTGAGGACGAACAGATAGGCGTAAATAAGGCGGTAAGGATTACCCGCATAGAGCGCGATCTGCTAAAACGGCATAGCTACGACATAACGTTAAGCGACACCGTAACGAAAAGCACTACCGTACGCGTTCTAAACGAAATAGAGGACTTGAACGAAGTCATTACCATAAACAAGCTGGCAGACCCCGCAAGGGCGCGCCGCCGTTGGCTGGCTACGCAGGAACTTCTAAACATGGTATTCGACCCCGAAGGCGACTATTACAGCGAGAAGATAAAGCCGCTTTCCATTGAAACGCAGATGTTAAGCGTTGGGGCTAAAAGCACACAGTTCACACTGCAAAACATTACGTTCCAGCCGAACTATGGCGGCAACCCTAATAGCCTTTACGTTTCTTCCGGTACATTGGTTCATTACGCGATAGACCCGGACGCATTGAAGTTGTGGGGGCTTTCTTCGGCAACATTTACTAACCTAACATCCGCTACGGCGTATTACATCTACGCAAAATGTCCTAAAAACGGGGATAGCGGAACTATTGTACTATCCGCTACGGCTAAGACGGTAGAAGCGGAAGCGGGCTATTACAATTTCCTTGTAGGGGTTCTTAATTCGGTTGTTACAGATACGAACGGGAAGAACCCCGGTAGGCTTGTTTCATTGACTTACGGGAGCAGTACCATAAACGGGCGTTTCATCCGTACCGGAAGGATAGAGAGCAGCGGCGGCGGTAAATGCTACTTCGACCTCGACAACGACGAAATAGGCGGCGTTATTCGCTTTGTAAGCAGCGACGGAACGACAAAGAACGTTTCAGACCTCGACCAGATAGCGAACGAAACAAAGAACTACATAAACAATACCCTGCCCGGTATTCTAAACGAAATACAAGCGCAATTAGACGGGCAAATAGAGCAGTTCTTTGAAACATACGACCCGACATTGACAAACGCGCCCGCGAAGGATTGGAACACAACCGCGCTGAAAGATGAACATTTAGGCGACCTTTTCTATAACACTTCAACGGGTAAAGTTTTCCGTTTCGTAAAAAACGGTTCTACTTACAGTTGGCAGGAACTACAAGACAGCGAAGTAGCGCAAGCGTTGGCACTTGCTAACGACGCGTTAAAACTTGCCGGGACAAAGCGGCGTATTTTCGTGGCACAACCTACAACGCCTTACGACGTAGGCGATTTATGGGTACAAGGCAGTACGGGCGACATCATGCGATGCAAGACCGCCCGCACTTCCGGTTCTTATAATTCCGCAGATTGGGTAAAGGCTTCCAAATATACGGACGACACCGGGCTAACCAACTTTATAAACAAGAACTTCACGCCAACCGTAAACGACCTTACGACACAGATAGACGGAAAAATAGAAAGCTGGTTCCAATCATCCGACCCGGCGGCTAATTGGACGACTACGGCACTAAAGAAGGCGCACGTAGGCGATATGTGGTACAGTTCAACAACAAAGTTGCTGAAACGCTATACCGTTTCCGGTTCTACATATTCATGGACTACGATAGAAGACCAAAAGGCGATAGATGCATACACGGCAGCAAGCAAGGCGCAGGACACAGCGGACGGGAAAAGGCAGGTATTTGTAGCCCAGCCCAAACCACCGTATGACATAGGCGACCTTTGGCTGACGGGTGGAAAAACAGACGGAATACTGAAACGTTGTATAACTAAACGTACTTCCGGTTCTTACGTCGCTAACGATTGGGTGGAAGCCGTTTATTACGATAACACCCAAACCACGATAGACGGTGGCATAGTAACAGCCGGAACGGTTCAGCTTGCAGGTAGCGACGCGAGTATAAAAGCCGGAATAACGGGGGAAGGCACAGCCGACACAAGCGTAAGGTTTTGGGCTGGCGCAAGCAAGGGAAACCGGGCTACCGCACCTTTCCGCGTACTGCAAGACGGTAGCTTTGTAGCTACGAAAGGAACTATAACGGGAACAATCAACGCAAACGCCGGAAGTATTGGCGGCTTTGCGATAGCAAGCGGACGAATAGGCGTAGCGGCTTCATCCGGCGACACAAGCGGAAGTGGTTTAGCATTGCTTAGCAGTTTTATAAAGTTCTCGGATTCTTACCGCTGGGCTTCCATTGGAACGAACGTATTACCAGCTTCTACCGGGTTGGTCGGCGTTGGACGTTTTACCAACAAGACACCAAACAGCTACGGAACTAACTACGGGTTACTTATTGAAGCGTCCGGTGCGATGGTTAATTTGGGTATAGTGAGCAAAGGCGCGATAGTTTGCGACAGCTACGTAGCGGATTACGGCATATCAAAACTTTTGCCTTCCGTAAATACCTGCCTTGCACCGGGCGACGCTACCAAGCCTACGTTATTCAAGTTAATGCCGCGCTTCATTTATAGCAACAGCGGCATAGGACTACCGCGTCGTGATTCCATTTGTACTGTGTTAGGCATTAGTAATTATACAGCCTTTGCCGTAAGGATTACTATTATTTGTGATAGAACGAGCACGCAGACCGGGTACGTTTGCGGGCGTAATACATTCGTAAAGAACAGTTCCGGCGGCAATGCTATGGATAGCAACTACTACCCGTACCGTATGAACAACAACGCGGGAAACGAAACCGGAAAGTGGAACATGGCGGCGGGCGACATACGCGAGTTTCTTTTAGTTTGGGACGGAAGCAGCGGATATTACGCCTATTTATTGAACATAAGAGAATAAGCCATGCATCACGGCGCAAGGCATTAAATAGAAGTGTTGTAACGCCGAATTTCACGGCTTCGGCTAAACAAACACTTCACGAGTATTTCACGACGTATTAAACTAATACGATAAGAAAGTATTTTTGTAACGACTTAAAATTAAGCGTATGGAAAATAGAAACGGCGATTTAGTGAGCGCGCAAATTTCGGTAGCCGGGAACGTGGATTTTTCCGGTGGCAACTTCCGAATGGATACGCCTTTTTGCTTAAAAAACGATGGCGAAGCGGCGGTAGTATTGGAAGTAAACCTTTGGGGAATGCCCGAAGGCGAATTTATAAGCACGCGCTTTGAAACGGGATGGAACCCCGAAATTATCAGAGAGATAAAAGAAACGAGTTCAGCAACCGCCCTAATTTGGGGCTATTAAAAATTATAATTATGGGTTTAATTATTGCAGCGGGCAACACAAAGCCCGCGTTTCCTTATGATTACTATTATGGCGTTAAGATTAACGTAAATGTAGCAGATACAAAGCTGGAACGGGTAGGAAGACCGGAACTACATGTTTCGCTCCCGGTTCAATCCCTTATGCGGCGTTGTCTGCTTAACGATGCGGGGAAGGTTGTAACCTACCTACATGCTACTAACAGTACGAAGACGGACACCGGGGCAGCGGCAGACCTTACCGGAGCTTCCGGCATGGTAATGGTAGAAATACCGAAGCACTACCGTAAGTTTGAGTTTGACGGTACTACGTTTACCTGCCTTATTTCGCAATACCAGCTACCGGGCTTTATCGAAGTACCAAAGATGTACCGTAGCGCATACGAAGCCACGATAGACCGAACTTTATCAGCTACTCCCAAACTTGCCAGCGTGGTAAATACTACGGCGGCTTTCCGGGGCGGAAATAATAATACGGCATGGGACGGAACTTATAGAACCCTATTAGGTCGCCCGGCTACCGCCACATCGCTAACCAACTTCCGAAAATACGCACGAAACAGAGGTGCAGTAGGATTGAACGGCGCGGGCTGGAACTGCGATTTATACGCGGCACAAAACGCGACCTATTGGCTTTATGTGGTTGAATACGCCAACCTTAACTGCCAGCTTGATTTTAACGCGCAGCCTACAAGCGAAGGCTACAAGCAGGGCGGATTAAGTGCGGGCGTTACGACGCTTAACAGTACGAAGTGGAACACATTCAACAGCTACTACCCGTTTGTCCCCTGCGGTACTACAAATTCATTAGGCAACGCTTCGGGCGTAGTCGAATTTACCATGCCGGACGAATACGATACGGGCGTAGTAGTTAAAGTAAAAGTACCTTCATACCGGGGAATAGAAAACCCGTTCGGGCATATTTGGAGTTGGACGGATGGATGCAAATGCGCTATTGAATCGGATGCGGACGGCGGCGTAAGTTCTTTCTATACTTGCGACAACCCGGCAAACTACCAAGATACCAACTATGACAATTACGTAAAACGCGGCGAACTTCCACGTAAGGAAGGTTATGTTAAGCGCATGATGATAGGCGAATACGGGGAAAATATGCCTACGGAAGTGGGCGCAGGTTCTACTACCTACTTTGCCGACTACTTCTATACCAACATACCAGCCAGCGGCGTAGCACAAAGGGGTGTCTTGTTCGGCGGTTATGCGAATTACGGCGCGAATGCCGGGCTTTCGTGCGCGTATACGATTAACGCGGCTACGACTTCGACTGCGTATTTCGGCTCTCGGCTTTGCTTTATCCCCGCCGCGTAACACGTCACGAAACGGAATGTTTAACAATTAAAAATACAAGAAAATGACTTCAAACAATAATAGCACAGATGATGGTAGCCTTTCGTTCTTGAACATTCAACCGGACGAAGCGAACAAACATTTTAACTGCCCGGAAACCACGCAACAGAAACTAATCAATTTGCAGTTTTGGTTAATTGATTTCATCGAAGACGTGAAAACGAAATTCGGTGCGAACCGCTTCCTCGTGAAAATTAAGTTCAAGAAAGATGACCCCGAAAGCGAAGCGAAGAAGTTCTTCACAAATTCCAGCGAGATAAAATACATTTTACAGGAGATAAAGAAGCGTAACGCCTTTCCGCGAAAGGTAACTATGCGGGCTTCGGGAACGCGCTATTATTTTGAGTAAGAAGATTTTCACGGTTGTTTGTCCTTCGGGTGTCTTGTTCGGCGGTAATGCGAATAACAGCGCGAATGCCGGGCTTTCGTACGCGAATACGAATAACACGGCTACGAATACGAATGCGAATATCGGCTCTCAGCTATACTGATTTTTTGTAAAGCTAATAAGGACAAAGACCGCGCCGAAAGGCGGAAAAGATTAATCATTAACGGGGTTTGGTAGGGAAACCGAAGAACACCATTTAATCAGCAAAGAAACAACTATGAAAAGGTTAGGCAACCTTTACGATAAAATAATAAGTTTGGATAATTTGCGCCTTGCGGACGAACGCGCCCGCAAGGACAAACTACGTTCTTACGGCGTGAAGTTGCACGACCGTAACAAGGAAGCCAACCTTTTATCTTTGCACGAAGCACTAAAGGCAGGAACTTATAGGACTTCGGAATATAGTACCTTCACAATATACGAGCCTAAAGAACGCGAGATTTTCCGTTTGCCATACTTTCCCGACCGGATTGTACATCACGCCGTAATGAACATTTTAGAACCTATATGGGTGTCTATTTTCACGGCGGACACTTATAGTTGCATAAAAGGGCGTGGCATACAAGCGGCGGCAAATAAGTTAAGGCGCGTTATAGACAGAGATAAGGCAGGCTGCGCGTATTGCTTGAAAATAGACATACGCAAATTTTACCCTTCCATAGATCACACCGTACTAAAGTCCATTGTTCGCCGGAAGATTAAGGACACACGGCTACTCAATCTTTTGGACGAAATAATAGACAGTGCGGAAGGCTTACCGATTGGCAACTACCTTAGCCAATATTTAGCGAATCTTGTACTTACCTACTTCGACCATTGGGTAAAGGAAGTAAAGCGGGTAAGGTACTATTTCAGATACGCCGACGACATTGTAGTATTGCATAGCGACAAAAAGACGCTTCACGCTTTGCTGGCAGAGTTTGAAAGCTACTTGGCGGCTAACGTAAAGCTGGAAATCAAACAGAACAAACAAGTCTTTCCGGTGGCACACGACCACCGCGACAGCTTCGGGCGTGGTATTGATTTCTTGGGCTATGTATTCTATTTGAACGAAACACGGCTTAGGAAGCGTATCAAACAGAACCTTTGCCGTAAGATAGCTAAATTACGGAAACGGAAGAAACCGTTAAGCGAGGATGAATTTAAGCAGACGTTAGCCGCGTGGTGGGGTTGGGCTAAATACAGCGACAGCGAATATTTAATTAACAAATTAAACAAAATTACACCTTATGAAATCAAGTTCAGACGTTAGACCCGCGATTATTTTACCGTTGGGTAATGGTTCTTACCACTATAACTACAACATAGTGGAAGAAAAGGTAGAAGACCCGGAAACGGGCGAAAAGACCGTTTACAACTACGATACGGTGCAGGTTTGGCAGAAGCCGGACTACGAAAACCTTACGCGTGCGGTTATCCGTAGCGAAATAGACGAAACCGAAGAATTTTCTTTGATTAACGACTATTACGCCGCACAGTTGGGTATAGAAACGGACGAAGACCGCAAAGCGAAAGCGGTAGCGGACTATAAAGCACACCTTAGCAGGGTTATTGCTATCAAAACTATGGTAAAGAACGATTTATTAACGGAAGGTTACTAATATGTTGGAATTGATACAGCAAGAAGACTGGCACGGCTTGACGGTTTACGTGGCGGTGCGCGTAGCCATTGTGCTAATTTGCTGGGTATTCTTGGCGATGGCTACTTTCATAGATATGTACTACGGGCGCAAGGCGGCGAAGGCGGCAGGGGAAGGACTGCGAAGCAGGAAGTACCGTCGGACGTTCAACAAAATCGGGGACTACATACGGGTTATGGTATTCGCCCTCATGTTTGACTTCTTAGCCGGATTGTTCACGTGGTACGTCGCTCCATTCGCTACCGTTGTCTATACTATCAGCGCGGTATTGATAGAATTTATTTCCGTACGCGAGAAGCTGCAAAAAATCAAAGTAAACGCGGCGGAAGTACCGGACATAATACGGCAGATCGTACAGGCGGCAAGCGCGAAGGACGCGGAAAAAATTGTAGAGTTGATAACGAATAAACATTCAGACAATGGCACGGATTGAAATATTATCCCCCTTCATTTTGAGTTGGGAAGGTGGATTTACCAACCACCCAGCAGACAAAGGCGGGGCAACTAACAAAGGGGTAACTATCGCCACTTGGAAAGCCGTAGGGTACGACAAAGACGGCGACGGCGATATAGATGTGGAAGATTTGCGTTTGATAACCGAAGAAGACGCGGTTAGCCGCGTGATGAAGCCGCACTATTGGGACAGATGGAAGGCAGACCGGATAAAAAGCCAGTCCGTCGCCAACTTGGTAGTGGATTGGGTTTGGGCTTCGGGAAAGAACGGCATTACCGGAGTACAGCGAATTTTAGGGGTAAGCGTGGACGGCATAGTAGGCGAAAAGACCTTAGCCGCGATGAACGGAAGGAACGCCCGCGAACTGTTTGCAGACATAAAACGCGCCCGTATTTCCTTTATTGAAGGAATTATAAAGCGCGACCCTTCGCAGATGGTTTTCAAGAAAGGGTGGTTATCCCGGCTTAATTGTATAAACTATGGAAGCCTTACCCTTAACAAGAAGGGGAAGGACAAAGTTCTAAATTTCACAGACGTATGAGAAGATTTGTTTTAGCCATGCTTTCCCTATTCTTGCTTCTGTTGGTTTTCGGGTGCGCAAGTACCCGAAGTACCCGTAAGGGAAAGCTGGCGGCGGAAAGCCAGCTAACAGCAACTACGGAAGGAAACCGGAGAACGGAAGACCGGACAACCACCAACACTACGGCTATTACCGGAAGCAACGAGAAGCAAAACATAGTTATAGAGTTTACAAAAGTGGAGTATTACCCGGAAGGACAAAAGCCGAACCGCTTTGCAGAACAGTTTCAAAAAGCCGACAGCGCGTTTAATGAAGACATGCGCAAGGCATTGGAAATGGCAAACGGAGAGCCAACCCGGAAAACCAGCGAAACGGCAGAAGGGCAATCAGACACCTCCCTGCGGCATAATACGGATTTGTTCCCGGCTATTGAAGGATTGAAGAAACCGCCTAACGTAAAGTCGCTGACTACCGGACGCATCGTTATAAACGGCGATAAGCAAAAAACGACAGAAACAAGCGTTACTACCGCTACGGAAACGGAAGTTACCGAAACGCAGAAGACGACGGCGGAAGCGGAAACAAAGGAAACCGCGCAGACCGAAGAAGAAAAGTACCCGAAAACGAACCCGTTTCTTTGGGTACTTAGCGGGATAGGGTTAGCGGCGGTTCTTGCGGCGGGCTTTTACATCCGCTATAAAATTGTTAAAAATAGAAGGTAAGCCGAGAGTTCCGGCAGAAAAACAGACAAAAAACACCCGGAAAAGTGAATAATGGGTACTTTTCCGGGTGTTTTTTATAAAACTTCCTTATTATAAGTGTTATACGCGGTGCGTACGGGACTCGAACCCGTGACCCCATGCGTGACAGGCATGTATTCTAACCAACTGAACTAACGCACCAT